TACAGAAATATATCTCCCAGATTTACTAGGGTATACACCAGAGGCAGGTTTTTGTACGCGAGATAGCTTGCAGCTTTCTTTTTGGAGGTTTTCCAAGACCGTAAGGTATTCCTCTTTACCATACCAATAGTATTGCTCTGCTGCTAACCTTGCAGAAATTGCTGTGTCTTTTTTGGAGTAGGTTCCTAAATTTTTATATTTCCCATCCAGCTTTATAGATGCTCTCCAATTTCCTTGGGAAGACTCCCTTACACAAGAACCAGATACTTTACTACCCTCAGCTAATTTTTGTTTAGCTTCCTCTGAAAATCTATTGCCAAAATTAGGGTTTAGTTCTCCCTTTCTCATAGCAGAAAGTTTTTCTCTGGCTTCTGCTTTAGTAGGAGGTAGGGGTCTGAAAAAGGCAACCGATTTTTCTATGTTGTAGCAGTTTTCCCAGTCGTCTATGGAATCTAAATATTCTTGCTCCCTGTCCCTCAATTCTTTCATAGAGAAGTTAGCACATTCTTCTAGAATCTCAAAAATAAAATACGACTCACCATACTTATTGAAAGACTTTTGCAAATGCTCGTTACAGTGATTATTATTCCTTAAGTCGGTAAAATGTTGTTTGCATCTTTTCTTTAAATTTACAGTACTTCCTATATAGATTTTTTGTGTTTCGGTATTTGTTATTTTATAAATACCTTGACTGATATTTTTTGTCATTTAATTTTCTACTGGCTACTCTGGAAATTAAAAAAGTGGCAGGACTCCAGAAGTCTGTTCGTATTGCAATTACTAGCCACTTATCTATAATAACAAAAATCTCTCCCTAAACAATATGTCTAAGGAGAGATTTAATTTTAACTAATTAGGATTAGTATTAGGAGATAACTGTGAGTCCTTGAGTTGAATCCCATGTATTGAACTCGGCTAAGCTAACAGACGACTCTAAGCTGGCTTGCTTGCTCATTTTGCGCGCTGCGCCAGTTTTTCCGATTGTCACTGCGCTGACCAACTGCATACTGGCAGTGTTGGTGATGGAGAGAGGCGGGTCTCCAGCTTTGGTGTACGTGTTGACGTAAACCCCTGCCTTCCCTCCATTCTCCAACGTACCACCAAGGATACGATTGAATTGACCTTGACGGCTCAAGAACACGACAGTACCTTCATCAAGTACGCGAGTAGGAACTGCTTTGCCCTCGTTATCAGTCAATTCCACATAATCGTCAACTAAGACAAACTTAGGCAGGAATCTGCGAGTCAGAACTTCATTAACTTGGTCGATGCTAGGAGTACCAGTAATAACGTTACCGATAACATTAGCTGTAACTACAGCTTCCTTAACGGACTTACAACGAACCATGTTCAGAAGTAAACGCTCAGAGATAGCAATCTCATCAGCAGGAAATCCATTAACCCACTTGTAGTTAGAGTGCATATCTACAAGGTCTTGTAAAGGGTCAGCAGTCTCATGTTGTGTCCAATCGCGTTTCAAGCTATCGACAGTTTCAGTTCCATTAAAGTCTGTTTGATACACAGGAAATGGAAAGTTGTTGCGTCTCAATGGAATAGCCTTTCGCCAGTCAAGTGAAACGTTCAGACCTGTACGACGGTCGGTATACTCCATCTTACCAGTTTGTAGAGTCTGCCAAGCAAGATAGTCAATCAAGTTGATGTGACCACGAACAAGAGAAGCTACAGAACCAAAAATAACCTTAGCCAATTCGTTATCTTGACCCAATTGCACCTTACCTTCAGAGACTTGAATATTCTGAATGGTGATGTTGCGAAGCTTAGCGATTTCGCTAACTTCTTGCATACGCCACTGAGTATCTTCTTCCCAGTGATACGAAATCGCTGCTTTGAAGTTACGAGCTTGAATGCGTGAGAAGTCGCCTTTTTTCGCTTCAGGGTAGTCCTGACCAGTTGCAACTAACGATGCGATGGGGTCTGTGGTTGTCCCAAGATAAGCAAGCCAGTCACGACCTGTCTTTTCAATCAAGGGAACATAAGTGTTGAGAACTTTGCTGCGCTCTTTGGTTTGACGAAGGGTATTGTTGATAACCAAGTCAGCCGCTTTAGCAGCACGAGCTTCTTTTAAAAAGCTTTCAATAGGGGACATTGCCATTTTTTATGTTTCTCCGTTATTTGTTGAAGTATGGTTTAATGTGCAAGTGCAAACCAAACAAACGCTTCAATTGACGGTCAATGTAGGGCAGATTGTTTTGATAGATACCAGCAATTTCACTGATAACTGCAAAATGTCGCACAGGCTCGTTGGTTAGGTCTACAGGGTCAGGATACAAACCGAGAACTTCTTCAACGTTAATACCGACAATAGAGTTGATAGGTAGAGCTTGAGCAGCGTTAGCAGCCAAAGTCACCGAGCGAACACCAGTGGTAGCATTTTCAGCGCCGATTGCAAGAATCGTGCCTAAAGGAGTGAGATTGTCACCTAAGTAACCAGCTTCAGTAGTTTCGACAACAACTTGACCAGCAGCGCCTGAGGTAGTGAAGTACACATCATAGCTGTCATTAGCATAGATAGTAGCTACAGCAGTGGAACCGACTTGAGCGAAGGTAATGCCAGCAGCCAACAGAGCAGCAGCGTTAGCGGTCGCGAAATCAGCAGCAGCACCAGCACCAGTTTGAGTAGCACCTACAGTTGCCGAATAAGTTACACCACCAATCTTGGCAGTAATAACATCACTAGTTGCAAAAGTACCAACAAACTTGATTCGAGCGAAACAGTGCTTTGCGTACAGTACATCCCCAACCTTAAATTGAGAACAAGGAGTCTTCAACGAGATAGTAGGAGAGTTAGTAGCGGTCGCAGCGTTTAAGCGAGTGCGAGGAAGGAAACGGGCAACTCTTTCGCCAGAAGTGCCAGTAGTAGCGATGAAGCTACCTTCAGGAACTGCGGCAATCCCTTCAGAGTTGAGTTGAATATCGGCACTCTTAATTTCAACACCATCGATTGCAACTTTCTTAGCTGCGGCGTTGAAAATGATTGCCTTACCGTTACGGATATATTTTTGAGTTGTTAAATACATTCTTTTCTGTTCTCCTTATAGTCCGAAATCCAGACCCATAGCTACAAGGTCGCCCTTAGCAGCTTCTTCAAGGCTAGATGAGAAATTAGCAGTCGCAACTTCTTCAGCGCTAACAGAGAAGTCAGTGAACTGAGTTACATTGGCAACATTACGAAGCAAGCTATAAGCAAACTCCGACATATTGAGTTGTTCTTGCAAGTCACGCGCACCGTTAGTTTGAGCAATGCCAGTAAACTGAGCTACTCGTTGGCGAGGGTCAGAGAAGTTACCGATAAGAGCTTCCTTCATTGCAGGGGTGATAATACCGTCAACAACATCTTGGCTAATACGAGCGTTCAAATCAGTCAAAGCTTGAGAAAGATTAGCTTCAAATTGAGCTTTGGCAAAGTTTGCATGTAAAGCTTCATTTTCTGCACGTACTCGTTGAATTTCATCGGCAACTGCACGATTAAAGTTAGCTTGGATTGCGGGATTATAAGCAGCCGCATAATCTGCGCCTTGTTGTGCCATAGCTGGTTCTTCTGCGCCTCCTTCAGCGCCTTCGGTTTCATATTGTGCTTCTAGAGCTTCGCGGTCAGCTTCTTCAACTCCGCTTGCAACTTCGATAATAGTTTGAATATCTTCGTCGTTAGCGTCAGGGAAAGCTCCAATCATTGCTTCGAGAATGTCAGCATCATCAACGATATTTTCACCGCTAATGTAGCCAGTTACGTCTTCTTCGCTCAAACCAGTAGCTTGAACGAGAGCCTGTACACCAGCATCAATGTCGCCTTCATATTGGGCTTCAATTAAGTCTAGAAGTAATTCGCCAAAAGCATTGGTAGGATTGAGTTCGGTCGCTCCTTCCATACCAGCGCCCTGAGCGCCTAAATCTTGTTCTTCATCCATTTTTATTATTTTCTTTTTTAGGATTAAAATAATAATGCCACACTAATTTCTCAGCATGGCATTATTTATGGCTTTTTCCCGTAACTGACGTAATGACTGACTATTATTGAGTTTTATACTGCTCTTCTTCGAGGACTTTAGGTTTACGACTTGCTAACGCACCTAGAGCTAACAACCCACCACCAGCGAGTAGCCCAGTACCAATAGCGGCGCGGTCAGCACCTTCGTTAGTATGTAAATAATCACCAATACCTTGTAGTGAGTTTGCTTTAGCTACTTTAGCTTTTGCCCCTTGAGCATTAGGTAGGATACTTAACGCTCGGTTTAATAGTCCTCCAGCTACTCCGCCTCTAGCATTACTGGCAGCATTTTTAAAAGTATTGCCCAAAGGGTCAGCAATGTATCTTCCTGCTTGCGTCAGTAAGCTAGGAGCGCTGATTGCATCACCAATTCTTCTCCCAATACCAAATTCAGCCTCAGACTTCAATCCACGTTGTTGAAATACAGCAGACTTACGAACCGACTTACTAAAATACTT